TAATCACCAGTTCTACTTCCAGTATGACCAGTATTAAGTCCACCAGATTTAGTAGAATATGTATCACCAAGATTGATCCATACAGTACCAGTATCTTTTAAAACTCTATGAATTTCATCCATCATTTCCCATAAATGTTCAAGATATTCTTGGAATGTGGGTTCTAATCCCCACTGACCATCAAACCCATAATCCCTTAATTGCCAATATGGTGGTGACGTAATGACACAATCAATAGAATTATCATCTAACTTTTTGAAACCTTCCATGATGTCACAATTATATATTTTATCCAAATTAAACCCCCCACTATATTCATAGTATACCACACCCCAACTTAATTGTCAAGGTGTTTATTAATTTTTTTCCATTGCCGTGCCAAATGAAGGTCTATTAATACAACGGTCAACATACGATTTAAGATGTGGGAAATCATGTAAAAGTTCTGGGAACCAATTCAATGTAGATGATACCATTATATCAACAACAGAAAATTCATGTCCTATCATATATGGACGTTGAACCATCATTGGATTATTACCATTCATAGAATTATTAATAACTACTAATATTTTTTTATATCGTTCTAATGAATACTCAACTACAGACTGTCTACGTTTTTCTTTAGGCAACAACTTACTGTGTAAAAATAAATCCACCAACGGATACTCCATAGTAGAAGTAACATAAAACATCCATTTCAAATACTCAGACCGATATAAACTAGACACGTCAGGAGACAACCCCGATTCGGGATTCATATCACACAAATACATACAAATAGCACCAGCCTCCCATATAACATTATTATTATATTTTAATGTCGGGACAGATGCATTCGGATTTATTGTTAGATAGTCTCTATTAGTTTTACCATCACCGAATATGTCTATTGGTGTTAACGTGTAATCAACACCTAATTCTTCTAACAACCATAAAGGTCTAAATGACCTTGTATCAGTACAATGATACAGCTCAATAACATCTTTACTCATATTCACTCCTACAAATTAGTTGGATTCACCGAGAAATATAATGCAAATGTCTTTACCGTGTCAGGGTATACATGTTCATTATATTCTAATACTTTTCCTTCCTCTAAAAATTCACGTTTCAATAAACACTTGTCAACATGATTTGGTAAATTATCAAAATTATCATATAAATTCTGCATCACCTCATGATGTCTTGTTTCTGAATATATATTATTACTATCTGGATGATGAGTAAACAAATATGAATACATCAAATAGTATCCTATTTCTTTTTCTAAATTGTATTTATCAGACTCCATATACTCATAATACTTATCAATCTTCATATCATTGATTCCGTTTATTACCAATAGAATCACCATAAGCTAAACTCAACGGTAATAACTTATTTAATGGTAAGTCAATCTGTATAACATTAAGTTTCATATTTTTGTTTATCAATAACGCAGATAAAAATCTATGATGACCATCAATAATACGATTATCAGACGATACTATTAACGTCTTAGAATTCAATAAATCGATAGTGGATTCAACACCATTCTTAGATATGGTTTTAAACCCCTTATCAAAATATATTTGAGCCTGAATTGGTATCAAATCCTTTGCAGAAATCTTCCCACGCACAATAGATACAACATCATCTTCAGCATCACCGTCATATTTCTTTAATCCTGACTTTAAAAAACTATTAGCTTTAGTGCCAGACAATCCTTCTGGAAATGGATTTGATTGATCAGTATCATCTGCAAATGGTTTTGTTATATCTAAAAACCCCTTAGACAATCTCTTTTGAAATTTATTAACATCCTTTGATGTTATAACAGGCATATCCTTTCTTTTAGTATGTCCTTTACGAGCCAACTTCTGTGCTAAAATATAATTAGAATCAAAATCAGGGATATCTTCATCTAACGTAGACATCTTACTCAATGCAAACTTACGGGCATCTGATAGAGACGTAGTAAGAAGTTCAAGTTTACCAGCCGCAGCACCACCACCCTTTTCCATTAAATAATTCTTAAATGATTTCATTTCTCCCAACCTTTTATTATATCTTTTGAAAAATTATTTGCTGAAAATTCCATTCGGTTTACCAATTTAACAGCATTATCATTACGATCAATTGCAACAAATCCTTCTGAACCAGATACTTTAAATCCATCCTTGGTTCTTACAAAGGTAGATATATCAGACACACTCTCCATTTTGTCTATTAAAATCTCTTTAGCATCAACTAAATGATTTTGTAACTCAAACATCAATCTTAAATTCTTTTTATTAGAATCCGAAAAAAAACTTAAAACATCTTCTCTTGATTTCGACTTTTTAGCTTTGCCTTTATCAGACTTCAATTTGTCAATATCTTTTTGATACTTATCTGAAATATATTTAATAAGTTCATCTGTGTGTTTTCTAGTATTTGTAATCTTCTCTTGTGACCTAACTTTAGTATTATTAAACGTATTAATCAACTGATTAATAACTGAATTGGTAGAAACATCATTTAATGTTGTTGCAGATATTTTTCTAAATATCTTACCAGCATCAGATAAATGTGATGTAACTATATCAGTTTCAGATTTAGTCATAGTCGCGGTTCCAGACAAATCAGTAAGGTCAGCAGTTCTCGTCCATACACTCGAAGTCTTTTTAAAGTCACGAATACTAATATTAAATGATGCAGACATATTCTCAAAAGAATCACCAGTATATTTTGTATGCCAAACAACACCTATCTTTGACTGTAATATAGAACCAGCCTGTGATGTTGGTACAGCGTATACTATCGTATTAGGATGAAAGGTAACATAAGACTCACCATCAATTGTTTCATTCTTAAGATCAGAATTAGTATACATAATATCACCTTGCATGACACCCTTAATACCAAGTTTCCTTAATTCAGTATATGCAATCTTTAACTTACTAGCTAAATCACCAGAAGTGTCGTCATCTATATCGTTATGTGACTTATATACTTTTGGATTCTTATTAAATATACCCTTCTTCGCAACAAAAAACTGTCCATCTGTCGGGTCAATACCAGCAAACACAGCAGGAGCGCCATCCCACTTAACAGTAACTGAATGTGAAGTATTAGAATTACCAGACAACATATCTCTCAATGACCTTAAAGCATTAATGGCACCACGTGTGCCATTAACGCCACCATCAAGGACAAGATCCTCAATATGAGTCATATGAGTATTTTTAGCTTCTGTTACATATTCTTGAAATGTTAACATATATTACAACTCTAATTGTAAAATTATATTTATAATATTAAAACTGTTCCTCTTCAGTAGAACCATCCATAGCAGTAACCGATGAGTTACCACCTTGTATAACATTTGTAACAGAATCAAAATAACCAGCACCAACTTCCTCTTGATGCCTTGCAAATGTATATCCATCTTTAACCGAATTAAACTCAGGTTCTTGGACACCCTCCACATAAGCAGTCATACCACGTTCAACATAATCTTTTGACAACTCAAACATAGAATGCCACATATCATGAATACCAGCCAGCGTAATAAATTGCCACTTGAACCCCATCTCTCCCAATTTTTGTTGATAGTGCGCTATTTCTTCATCACTCAAATTCCTCTTCCAATTAAAAGACGGTGAGCAGTTATAAGCCAGCAACTTGCCAGGATACTGTTGGTGTATCGCAGTCGCAAATTTTTGAGCCTCTTCTAAATTCGGCACCGCAGTTTCACACCAAAGCATATCAGCATAAGCCGCATAAGATAATCCCCTTGATATCGCTTGGTCTATTCCGCAGTTGACTCTAAAAAAACCCTCTTCAGTTCTCTCCCCTGTGACGAATTCCTTGTCACGAACATCAATATCAGATGTCAGCAAAGTTGCTGCGTTAGCATCTGTCCTTGCGATAATAACGATAGGCACACCCATAACATCAGATGCCAATCTCGCGGATACTAGTTTCTGGATTGCCTCTTGGGTTGGCACTAACACCTTACCACCCATGTGTCCACATTTCTTAGCAGATGACAGTTGATCTTCTAAATGAATACCAGACACACCACACTCTATCATAGATTTAGTCAACTCATAAGAGTTCAACACCCCCCCAAACCCAGCCTCAGCATCTGCGATAATTGGAGCAAAGTAATCAATATCATTTCTTCCCTTATTCCATTGGATTTCATCTGCTCTACGGAATGTATTATTAATACGTCTTACCATCATTGGTACTGAATTATATGCATATAATGATTGATCTGGATACATAGTTTCTGACGAATTACCATCAGCAGCAACTTGCCAACCTGATAAATATATAACCTTAATACCAGCCTTAACTTGTTGCATTGCCTGTCCAGCAGTTATAGCACCCATAGAATTAACATATCCATCTTCGTTAATCAATTTCCAAAGTTTTTTAGAACCCACGGTAGACACTGTATATTCTTCATCAAACGAACCACTTAACCTAATAACATCTTCTGCCGAATAATCACGTTTGACATTCAACCAACGCTCATTCTCTCTCCAATCTTTCTCTAAAGTTCGAACTCTACCCAATTGTTCCATAAATAAATTCTCCTATTTTAATTAACCTTCACAACTAACACAACCATCCTGACTAACAAATTCACCCCTTACACCTGTCAACAAATCTTGACCAGATGGGGTTTCCGTATAATCCGTCATAGTATTCTGTTCTATCTTTTCCGATAATATTTCAGTACGATTTGATGTTTCTGTTCTTAAATAATATAACGACTTATTACCAAATTTCCACGCATTATAATGTACTTCGTGTAAATATTTCTTATCAACTCCTGCGGGGAAAAATACATTCAAACTTTGGGATTGACAAATATATTTTGCACGCTGACCACCCAAACGAACAATTGCATTTTGATCTATCTCAATTGCCGTTTTAAATACTTCTTTTTCATGTGACGTTAAGAAATCCAAATGTTGAACAGAACCATTATTAGCAATAATAGAATTCCATATATGTTCATTATCTTTATCATAATCAATCAACAATTTCTTAATATATCTATTTTTAATCAAATGACTCCCAGCACGTGTTCTATGAACAAATGCATTAGCCTTTATAGGTTCAATAGATGGAGATGTTGAAGCAATACTTGAACTATTTGCGTTAGGGGCAACTGCCAACAAATTAGCATTTCTTCTTCCAGTACCAATCATATCAGAACACTCACCATATTGTTTTCCTAATTCCAATGACTGTTCAACTGCCTCGTTTTTAATATATGAAAATATTTCCTCATTAAGTTCTGCGGCAGATTGACTACCAAAAGGTATAGACTGTTTCATTAATAAATTATGCCAACCCATAGCACCTATACCAATTGACCGTTCCTGACTAGCAGAATATCTAGCCTTACCTATATCACACGGAGCGTGTTCTATAAAATAAGTTAATACATTATCTAAAAAAACAGTTAAATCTTTCACTAAAGAAGTTCCTTTCCACTCATCATAAGTTTCAAGATTCAATGAACTTAAACAACATACAGCAGTGCGTTCTTCATTAGTAGGTAGAGTTATTTCACAACAAAGATTAGAACCTCTTGAGAACAATCCTTTATCTTTTTGTGTTTGTGGATATGCATCATTTGCCGTATCAATAAAATATATGTATGGTTCACCAGTACGATATCGTGTTTCTAATAGAGTTTCCCATAACTCTCTAGCCATAACAGTATCGGTGGGATCACCAGATTTTGGATCAATAAGTTCCCATACTGAATCACTTTCAACTGCATTCATAAAACTATTAGGAACATTAACACCATGATGTAAATTAAGACACTTCCTATTAACATCACCCGTAGGTATTCTCAAAGACATAAACTCTAAAATATCAGGATGTGATATATCCATATACGCAGCATACGACCCCTTACGAGTGATACCTTGTTTATATGCAGTCATATCAGCATCCACAGTATGTAAAAATGGTATTGGTCCTGGTGCTATATCTGATACAGAACGAACATCCGACCAATGACCACCAACACCACCACCCTTAACTGACAACCACCTCAATTCGGATGTGTGTTCTATTAAACCCTCTAATGTGTCTGGTACATATCCCAAAAAACATGATATTGGTAACCCACGCACAAGTTCTTCCTTTTCTGGTGCATTTGACAAAATAGGAGATGAAAACATAAACCAATTCTTNTCAACATATGAATATATTCGTTTTGCCAATTTCTCATCATCAAAACTAAAAGCATCAGATGTTCGTTTAAATGCATCCTCTGGAGTATCTTCATACTCCCTCATATAATAATCACGTAATAACTTCAACCCCTGTTCACTTATATTCATATATTATTCCTGTTTTTGTGTTCCTTTATATTCATTATCCATGGCATTCCATAAAACCTCATCCTTTACTTGATGTTCTGCATTATCATATTCCAAATCCTTTATCTTATGTTTTAATTCGTCATTCTCTTTTTTTAAAAAGTCAAGTTCGTCTTTGATTCCCATAAATCTCTCCTAACATCGTTTCCATTGATTAAGACATGCCTTCGCCGATAATCCATATTTTACATTATTAGATATAACTTTTTGTAAATCTTCCTCCGTATAACCATTAATGATCATGTCATTAATGTCTTTTTCATTAATCTCATCAGGCCATATAAGTACACCATATTCGTGTTCTATAACCTTCTCCATTTTCTTTACTATCTGTATATTTCTAGGTTCATTATCATATATAAAACCCACATCATCAAACTTCTTAAAAATATCCAAATCACAATCACTTCCAGCCATTGCTACAGAATTATCAACAAACAATGAATCTAATGGTCCTTCTAATACATATACCATATTAGTATCATCAACCGTATCCATACCATATATCTTCAATGAATCATCTTTTACTTTTATAGTAATATATCTAATAGAAGAATCACCAATAGATCTACCTTGTATAGCANTTAAATTATATTTATCATCATAAAATGGTATTACTATTCTAGGATCATTTTTAATCAAAGAATATGTATTATTCGGTAATATAGAATCCACCATAAGTTTAAAATCATCAGAATAATATAATGACTGTAATTTAGTTATCTTTCTATTCTTTATATACTTCAATGCAGTATGATTTTCATCTAATTCAGACAATTTAACCACATTATCATAATTAAAACTTTTTACCTTTTTATAAGAAAAATCCATATCATATTTAACTGCAACTTCTTTCTTGATTTTCTTATTAGATATCGATTTCCCCTCTTTCCATAAATCCATNACATACTCGTCATATAATGGTTTGTCAACAATTTTAATAAAATTCTTTAAAGTCATCGACGCACCNCAATTATGACACATATAAAAATAATTATTCTTTTTTAAATATATAAATCCACGTGATTTTACTTTATTCTTTTGCGAATCACCACACAAAGGACACCTAAAATTATAAAGAGACTCCTTTTTCTTTACAAACATATCAAACTTATAAGACATTCTCATAATATAAGAATTATCTATATAACTCATATCACCACCTCACATCATACTAAATAATTTATACCTCGTTGTGTCTATATAATATCATCATACTACCATAAGTATCATCCTGAATCACAACATTCTTTTTTGGATTACTTTTAATATACTTTCTAACATCCTTAGCCTCTTCAGATGACATATAATTCTTCCATCTCGCATACTTCTTCTTACCTTTCATCAATTTTACATATGTGTTAAATGTTACAGGATATACTGAAAACCCACCAAATTTAGATGGTGGAGTTTTTCCCAAACCCGCAAAATTACTAATCTCCCCACCCGAACTCATAGGTCCAATAGAATTTGCGAATTCCTCAGTTAACAATAACTCATCAACCTTCTTAAATTCTATAGAATTTACATATTCAATTAAACATAATTTCAATATACGTGATGTGTTTTCATCAAACTCACTTTCTCTAATTAACGCAAATGCCGCGGCATAAGAAGCAATTTGACTTTTACCACCAGGCACTTTACCAAGTAATCGTTTTAAATTAAAAATCAACCTATGCAATAAAGTATAAGAATCCTTCTCCACCGTTTTATTTAAATCTTTAGACTTCCTAAGAGCAACACCGTTCTTATCAATAATACCATGTTTAAAAGCATCTTGTTTATGCCAAGGTCTAGTCAATATTCTTAAAAATCTATAAGAAATAAACCCATCTATAACTGCCGTCATTACAACTCCCTTAAAATTAAAAAAATATCTCTATCAATATCAATTGAAATGATATCTACATCAACAGACCCAATACCATATACCTTGTTAGGTAATCTATCCATAAATAATAAAAATGTTTTTAATATATAATAATATTCTACATCAATTTTAAAAAATAATAATCTAGTACAAGATTCAGATTCNAATATATTATATAACACTATTAAATGATTTAATATCAATCTTTCTTTTAAAATATCTCTAACATGATATCGATAAAATAATCGTTTGATATATTCAAATCGTTTCATATCATCACTAAACTCGTCCATAGTACAACAACTATAATTCACATACGACCTCATCTGATACATAACTACATTCTTACTTGTCAAAACTTCAAACATGATATTAACTAAAACCTACTTATCTTCGGACACAATCTTCTTTTTCTTAGATGGTTTAGGTTTCTTAACTGGTTCTGGTTTCTTTTCAACAACTTCATCAACCACTAAACCGCGTCTTGCAACCAATAATTCCTTAGTTCTTGGATGTCTCCAACCTTGTGGACTAGCTACCGCATCTTTGGCCCATCTTGGTGGCATTTGTTTTTCTACCGACATATCTTTTCTCCTATTTTATCTAATTCATTTAAGTTTTTTACCTTTGTAGACAATTCCACAAGATAACTATTATATTTATATAATTCCTCTGATATAATAAATTTATACAATTCATCCGGAGTCTGTTCAATAACACTATAACTATCTAAACAATCAAAGTACTCAGACAACATCAAACTATCATTTGCAATAAAATCATATATATCTTCACTGATTCCCATACCACTACGTACATCATTCATTAATGATTCTCCACCCTTAAATGATGTGGGAAGTCCTTTTTTAAAATTGTCATAATCATTTGCGGCTGCAGCCAATCGCATTTTTGATGCCGACATCCCAACCACTCCCTCTGCATCTGGATCACGTCTACCAGCAGATTTAACAGTAATAGTATTAAAATTATAATACCCATGTCTAGCCTTAACATCATTATACTTTTTCATTAATAATTCGAACTCATTAACCCTATCAGCACCAACCACCATAGTAACGTTTTTATATCCACCTTTATAAATATGAACTAATATATCAAAAACATTATTTATATTTTTATCAGTCATTATATTTGAAGAATGTTTTGGAAACATCTGTTTCACATATTTCAACTTGTCAGAAAAGGTTAATGGGTTTTTCTTAGAATCATGACTCTTTGATAAATACATTCTATATTCGCCAGTAGACACAGAAGATAATGCATCTAATAATTTACCATGACCTGTTGTTGGTGGATTCAATCTACCAAATGAAAAAGTAATTTCTTTATCCATTATCTCTATCCCCACCAGTTAATAACAAAATCTCATCAATCTGTTTTTTTATTATCACTTCACGATTTGGCCAATAAATATAATCTTTATCATCATTCTTCATTAAATTATATAATAATGGCATAATCATACGCTCAACTTTCAACAATTTATCCTCGACAACTTCTTTACTTATATCAATACTACTGGATTTATCTTCGTAAAGTTGTTTTGTAGATAATAACTCACGCAATACATCATTTTGTTTCTCCAAAAAAACATCCATCTTCTCTAATACATGTTTTACTTCCACATTAGTAGTATCTATCTTTTTTGAAACCTCGTCATTTGTTGATTTTATACTAACTAGTTCTTCTTCGTCTACTGCCGTAAATCCAAAATCTATCTCGTCGTATTTATATTCATTAACCATCTTAATTCCTACTTATTAAATATATATTTATCTTTTTCAACATATAGTTCTTCCATAAGTCCATCTACAATAATTTCCACATTCTCAATATTACTAGATTCTATAGTTTCAGACCTACAAGTAAACCATCGTTTTAATTCATATAATATCAGACGTTCTATATACAGAACGTCCTTNTTTTCAATGTCAAGTTCATAAATTTTATAATAACTCAAAGTTGGATCACTCGTTCTATAAGACTTAATACGTTGATCTGTATTCTTAGTGATGCCAACCTTGATTCTGTTATCATGTATTTTTATTATATAATAATAATACATTACTCCAATGGACTTTCAATACTTTCAATACGACTTTCAAGAAACATCTTGCGATTACGTTGCAACATATCCCACTTTTCATCCATTTCCATCTTAGATCCACCATCATATGGCACAGCAAATCCTTCCATAACAAGAGTATCATTAATACTTCTATCATCAGATTCTGTTATAAACAACTCACCTAGTACTCTACCATACTTACCAACACCATGAGATTTTATGATAAACTCACCATCATTCTCATCTATTATCTCATATAAACGATGTTTGGCTGCTATCCCCAATTCCTTTTCTTCAAGAAACTTCGTCCTTGACTCTGCCGTATCAATAAACATTAATCTAATTCGTTTTGTAACNGATACATCAAATCCCAAATCAATATAAGCATCTAATGTATCACCGTCAACAATACGTTTTAAAATGGCATTATANGTATACACTATTCTTCCTCATCATNTAGTNTCANNTNCNTCAANANTACCATCCAAATAATGCATATACGTACCAATAATATATTTATCATTAGATTTTGGAACATCACCTACATGTGGGTGTGTCCAAAATGGAGGAAATATTACAATAGTACCTTTCTTGGGTTTAATATTAATACCATATTCAGGAAATATAGTTTCACCACCTTCCTCAACATCATTTAAATATAAAAATATAACCAAAAACCTTCTTGCAGATGGGTGATCACCAACATCCACATGATAATTGAAAAAATCTTCCTTTTCTGTACTATATTTTTTAATTCTAATCTCTTCGCAAGCAGCATTTCTAGGGAAAAATGATATATTATAAAATCTGCGATAACTCTCAATATAATCATATATCATTGTCATAAACTCGTATGAAAGTTTAGATGGTTCGGTGGTTGGTTTCTTTCCATCAATCAACTCATTATCAAATAAATTCAACTCTGTAAATTGACGATATTCAGGATGTGCAGTATGTGTATGATCATCCTCATTTTCATCGAAAAACTTCACAACCTTATCACACCATTCCTCTGATATTGCACTTTCCCATGTTGAAACAAAAGCAGAATTAGTGGTTGGTTCAATAACCACAAAATCGTCAGTTGATTCCGTTTCTTCAC